AAGAATGTATTAAGCTAATCGAGACCGTTGACAATGCAGAAAGCGTTCTCCAAACCTTGGGAAGAATTATTCAATGACACAAATTATAGGATTTGCTGGGAAAAAACAATCGGGGAAAAATACCGCTTGTAATTTTATCCTAGCAACTAAAATTGCAGAATTGGGGGTTAGTAAAGGCACTCGCCTTAATGAAAATGGAGAGGTCGAAGTTACTGATATTCTCGATGACTCTCCTACCAATAAAGAATGGTTCCCCTTTTATTCTCCTCACGTAGACGTAGAAAACCTTTTTAATAATGAGCTTGGAAAGTTCATTAAGCTGTATTCATTTGCAGAAAAATTAAAACGCATGGCAATAGAAGTGTTAGGACTCAAAGAGGAGTGGGTTTTTGGCACAGACAAACAAAAAAATACTTTAACAGATATTAAGTGGGAAGATATGCCGGGTCCTGCTCTTAAAAAAGGGCGCATGACCGCTAGAGAAGTTTTACAGGTTGTTGGAACTGACTTTTTTCGTTCTATCTATAAAAATGTATGGGTAGACTCTTGTCTTAGGCAAATTAAAGAGGATAGTTCTGAACTCGCTCTCATATCTGATGTCAGATTTGAAAATGAAATCGTCTCCATTCAAAAAGCTGGCGGCTTTGTAGTGGGTTTAAAAAGAAATCCTTCTAAAAAGAAAGATAAACATTCTAGCGAAACTGCTATTGAAAAGTGCATCGATCTTTGTGATGTTGTTATAAACAATCAACCATTAACCATTTCTCAGCAAAATGAGAAAATATATTTGGCTATTAAACATTTAGATAATATTCCTGAAATATTTCCAGAGGAGTAACTATGCCCTTACCCGACTCGTCAAATACATTAATTGTAGATTGTGACGGCGTTATAGCAGACAAGTCAGTAGCTGGCAACTATGCAGAAGCTGGCCCACTAACTTATGGAATTGGTCAAGTTAATAAGCTACACGAAATGGGTTATACCATTGTGCTTTATACAGCTAGATATGGAGATCGAGAAAAAGGTAATATGCATCTTCAATACGAAAGAGGCTATAAGGAATGGACTGACTGGCTAGAAAAACACGGTGTCAAATATCATCATGCTTTCATGGGGAAACCTGCAGGAGCTATTTATATTGATGATAAAGCTGCTCGTGTAGAAGAAGACAGTCAAGAGGGTTGGGGACAGGTATGGAAAGAGGTTCATAACTTAAAAGGCCGTGATCGTTACGGAAACAAACTATGATACCTATAGTCTATTTTAGATCTTCATCTTTTAATTGCCATCGCTTTTGTCCCATGCAGTATTACATGGAGTATACTCTGGGGTGGAGAGGTCCGTCTAATAAAAAAGCAGATAAAGGAACTATAGTTCATAAAGTTCTTGAGATTTGCGCTGTAGCTAAGAAAGGACTTCAAGATGGTAAGAAGATTATTGTAGACGAACATATAGGAAGGGTGAGTACAGGCAATTATAAGTCAGAATACTTAAATAAAGTTATCGCTCGTGTCTATGAGTACTACACTAGTCGTATTCCTCATCATGAATGGACCGAGAAAGACGCCAAGGATTGCGAAAAATGGTCATGGAAAGCCCTCCAATATAACGATGGAATGTTTGATCCTCGTAACCGTGATGTAGTTGCTGCTGAACCTCACTTTGATTTTATTATTGAAGAAGATTGGTCTAACTATAGCTACACTATAAACGACGAGGAAGTCTCTGGAAACTTAGCGATGAAAGGAACTATCGATCTTGTAACCGACTTAGGTGAAGGGGTTTATGAAGTTATTGATTGGAAGACAGGTAGAAGACTAGACTGGGCTACAGGCAAAAAGAAAACTCAGAGTAGTATGTTTGTAGATCCTCAGTTAAGAATTTATCATTATGCTATGAAGCAAATGTTTCCTGATATTTCATCGTTCTTAATTACTATTTATTTCATTAATGATGGAGGGGCTTATACACTTCATTTTCAAGATAAGGATTTGGAATCTACTGAAGAAATGCTGAAGCAAAAATTTGAGTTTATTAAAAATACAGAAACTCCTAAAATGATCCGTCAGCTAGATCCTCCACAATCATGGAAGTGCTCTAAATTATGTCACCAAGGAATGAGCACGTTTGAAGACACACATATCAAACCCTTAAAGGAGCATCGCCCACGGCAAAAAACTTCTTATGGGGAAACTATGACCAAGTGCGAACAAACTAGATATATGATCAAGAAGTATGGAATTGACTGGGTTACTGAAAATGTATCGCACCCAGATCATCAAATAGCTACTTATCAGGCTCCCGGAGAAGTATAAGGAGCGACTTATGTCCTCAGCAGACCTTCAAAAACTATCAGAGATTTTAAATGAATTTTTAGACGAAGATGAAGCAAGAGAGTTCACCTCTAAGATTGCACAAGAGGTAGCTGAGAATACTAGCGATGAAAAACTAAAATCATTACTAGAAACTCTTAGCTCTATCTATAAAGTTAGACCAAAGCGCAAAGAATACCTCAAGAAAACTTTGTTGGGGCTTGTTGTAAGCCTTCATCTGGTAGTGGTAGTAGTCAATATTGCCTCATTTTTTGTACTACCATTCTTATATCCTTTATGGATGTGGATGCCAGTTAATAGCTTTATTTTAACGGTTACATTTACCAGAGAGGTTTGCCCTCTCACACGATTGGAAAATTATCTCAGAACCTCCTTGGGTATGAACCGAATAGGAGGGTTTATAGGACATTATGTAATCAAGCCTATTAGGAAAGCAAAGAAAAGGTATGTAAAATGATTGAAATTCAAATTACTGAATCAATGAAGAAGAGAGCTTGGCACAAAGCTCGTAGCATGGGCAAGCTCAAGAACTCCATTCTTCAAGGAGAAGGTAATATTGCAGGTTTCTTGGGGGAAGAGGTTGTAAACGACCTTATAGATGGTACAATTAGTAACACATACGACTATGACATTGTTTATAAAACTAGCAGTCAAAATATTAAGTATGATGTTAAAACAAAAAGATGCACCTCTCCCCCCAAGTCTTATTATGAATGTTCTGTAGCAGCCTACAATACTAAACAAGACTGTGACAGATATGCTTTTGTACGAATAGAGTGGGTTAAAGGAAAATGGGGTCGCGCATGGGTTTTAGGATGGCTAGAAAGTAAAGAATATTATAGTAAAGCTAAAAAGCTTTGTAAGGGTGATGTAGACCCTTCAAATGGCTATAAAGTAAAAGCCGACTGTTACAACGTAGCAATATCAGATTTAAGAGAGTTCAGGAGAAGAAAATGAACTACGTTCCATTGCATGTCCATTCTGAATACAGCTTGTTGGATGGACTTTCACAAACATCTCAAATCTCCAAACGGTTAAGTAATATAGAAACAAACGCATGCGCCCTAACCGATCATGGTAGTGTTTCGGGAGCTGTAGATTTTTGTAAGGCGTTAAAAGGCACTTCTCACAAACCTATTTTAGGTTGCGAGTTTTATTTATGTGAAAATGGTGCTGCTACAATGCAACTTCCCGACAACAAGTCTCTTATACATCAAGTGGTGTTGGCAAAAAATTTCGAGGGATGGAAAGATATTCTCCAATTAATATCTCAAGCCAATAATCCTAATCAGTTTTATTATAAACCTCGTATTGATTTCAACCAGCTTCAAGAGGTAGCCCAAAAAGGAAATCTTATTTCGTTTAGTGGACATTTAGGATCTCGCTTGGGAAATTTATCTATACAGGATACATCTGACAATACTCTCTGCACAGAAGCTTTGAGACTTCAAGACATGTTTGGCAAAGGGAATTTCTTTCTTGAGATTCAGCTCATGGATGCTGAAAATAATCCAGAATCAGCAGAGGCCGCTTACCGATTACGAGAGATTTCTAAGCAAACTAAGATACCCTGCGTGGCTACTCCAGATGCCCACTACCCTACCAAAGAGGCCGCAGAGGACCAGAGAGTGCTCCTATGCACCGCTTTAAAAAAGACTATAGGTCAGGTTCATCGAGAATTAAAAGAGGGTAAATCTAGGTCTCTCAAGTCCTTTTTCTCTTCTGATAATTTTCATATTCCATCTCATGAGGAAATGTCTAGTTTCCATACCGAAGAGGAACTTGCTAATACAAACCTTATTGCCGATATGTGTGAAGAATATCCTATTTTAGGACCTCCTAGCCCTCCTAAATTTCCATGTCCTAAAGGCTTTAGCCCTAAAGAGTATTTGCGACATCTCTGTAAAATTGGCTGGTCTAATAAAATGAGAAATGTTAAAAAAAATACTCCTGACTTTCATAAATATGGAGATCGAGTTCAGCAAGAGCTGCAAGTCTTTGAAGAAGCAGGACTTTCTGGTTACTTTCTAATTGTTCAAGACATTTTAAAGTTTTGTAATGATAGTGGATTTTTAACAGGCCCCGGTCGTGGAAGTGCAGCTGGATGTATGGTTTCCTACTTGATTGGTATTACCCAAATAGATCCTCTCAAATATGATCTCGTGTTTGAAAGATTTTATAACGCGGGAAGAAATACTGACGAGAGAATATCTATGCCCGATATTGATATTGATGTTCCTAAAGCAGCTAGAGAAAAAGTCATTGACTATATGAAGCAAAAGTATGGTACAGACAACGTGGCTCAAATCGTTACATATCAAACACTTCAGGGACGTTCGGCTTTGAAAAGAGTTATGCAGGCGAGAGGTAATATTTCTTTCACAGAACAAAATGAAATTACTAAACATATCATGGATGAGGCTAAGATTGCTGATGAATTGCAAGATATGAAAGAAGAGCTGGGAGAGTCGTCCTTGATTCTATGGGCTCTTAAAAATAGAAAAGAACAACTCAAAGATTGGTGCGAAATAGGTGAAAATGGTAAGTTAGAGGGCAAAATGGCTCGCGTTTTTGAACAAGCTATGAGGCTAGAAGGCACCAAGATTATCCAGTCCAAACATGCGGCGGGAGTGGTCGTATCTCCTGCTCCTATTTCTGAAAGTTGTCCCATGATCCGCTCTTCTAGCAAAGGGGAAACGGATTTATTAGCTGGTTTTGAAGGACCGAGCTGTGAAGATGTAGGTCTATTAAAGCTCGATGTGTTAGGAATTAGAATGTTAGATAAGGTAATGGAAGTTCCTTGCATATTAAAGGAGTTGTCATGACTATTTGGAGTTATTGTCCGAGATGTAGTGCTATTTATGATGAGTTTGAATTGAAATGTTCTGGATGTGGTCTTTCCGTTCAAGATATCAAATATATAGAAGATCGTTTACTTAATAATGAAATAGTAGAATTTATGACCACCGGAACTGACCCTAGATTAGCTCCTCGTTCAGATTCAGGATAAGATATATGACCCTTCCTATGGTAAAAGCAGAGACTATTGAGAGTATAATAGAAGAGGTGTGTACCAAGAATACGGAGTTTGGTATTAAAGATTTTCAATCGAAATTAGATACAGAAAATTTTGAGTTAGCCTGTGTCCTCTATAGTTTTTTAGATTCTATTGCAGAGGGCATGTATGATGATGAAGTATCTCGCGACGAAGTATGCGCCCTAAGTAAGATTTGCTGCCACCTTTTATATAAGTCTTTACAAAAACAGATAGAAATAAATGAAATGGAGGGCTCATGAAAAATGAAAGACTTTGGTGAAACAGTGGCTAAAAGATTTGAACAAGATAAACAATATAGAAAAGAATTTTTATTAGAACTTTTAAACCAAATAGAACAAGGTAATTCAATAATGGCGGTAAATATGATAAAGTATATTACCGAGGGAGTTAATAAATGAATAAACGTTGGATTATAGTCTTTGATTGGGAAACAGATGGGAAAGACCCTCTAACTTGCAATCCAGTAGAATTAGCAGCCATACCTATTGATCCTAGAACTTTAGAAATTAAAAAAGAAAAGGCTTTCAATACAGTTATTAAGCCTCCGGGATTTACTAAGGAAGAATATTTTACTGACGACCGTCAAAAAACTATAGAATGGCATGCTAAGCAGCGAGGGGTCTCTAGCGAAGACATTATAGCCACATGGAAAAAGGGCAAGAGTCAAAAAATAGCTTGGAAAAATTTCTGTGAGTATTGTAAAAAATTTAATATAGAAAAGTCTTACGGTAATTGGTATACAGAACCTGTCGCTGCTGGATATAACATAGTAGGATTTGACCTACCCATATGTCAACGCATGGCAGAAAAACATAAAACTGGAATGCCATTCTCCAAGACTAGTAAGATGGACGTCATGGACCTCCTATTCTATTGGTTTGAAAACTTAGATGAACCTAAAAATATGCGACTGGATACAATGCGAGAATTTTTCAGTCTTAAAACCGCACAGGCTCATGAAGCTTATTCTGACACCTTAGATACTGCAAAACTGCTGGTACAATTCCTACAGTTTCATAGACGTCAAGCTAACGTGGGTAAATTCAAAGGAGCTATGGTGGAGAAATGAAAACTTTCGCGTGTGGATGTAAGTTCGACGTAGTCAATGATCATATCGTTTATAATCCTAATATTGAACAGCTTCCTTTGGATTGTGGAGATACTTGGGACCTTATTTGTGA